ACTTAACATTGCGTTGGGCACAGGGGGAGGTGTTCAATGCAAAAAACAGATTTAGGGTACTGGTAGCTGGCAGAAGATTTGGAAAATCATATTTATCATGTATTGAACTTGTAAATGCTGCGATCAAGCGACCAGGCGAGACATATTTTTACTGTGCCCCGACATATCGAATGGCAAAAGACATTGCCTGGAAAGAGCTAAAAAAATTAGTACCGCCATCGTGGGTAAAAAGCAAAAACGAAACAGATTTAAAAATCGAACTAATAAACGGCTCACTTATCGAATTAAAGGGAACAGAAAATGCAACCACGTTGAGAGGTCGAAGTTTAGCTGGAGTAGTACTTGATGAAGCAGCATTTATGGATTCCGATGTGTGGTTTCAGGTAATCAGACCAGCCCTCGCAGATAAACAGGGGTGGGCACTTTTCATTTCAACACCCGATGGCACGGCAAGCTGGTTTTATGATTTATGGTGCTACGTTCCAGAAGATCCTACGGGAGATTGGAAAAGGTGGAGTTTTACCACAATAGACGGGGGAAATGTTCCAGCAGAGGAGGTTGAGGCTGCGAAGGCCCAACTAGATAGCAGAACATTTAAGCAAGAATTTGAGGCAAGTTTTGAAAATCTTACGGGATTGGTGGCTGTAAGTTTCAGCGATGACAACATCAGCAGTGAAGTCCAGGATTTACAGATGTTACCTTTAATTTTGGGTTTAGATTTTAACGTGGACCCTATGGCAGGAATTTGTGCAGTAAAGCATAATGATAATCTTTATGTATTTGACGAGATCATGTTGACGGGTGGAGCAACAACGTGGGATTTTGCGGAGGAAGTTATCAGAAGGTATGGGGTAGATAGGCGAATTATTGCTTGTCCCGACCCTACTGGTAGTGCGAGAAAAACAAGTGGAGTCGGAGTTACAGACCACAATATTCTCAGAAGGAGTGGTTTTACAGTTATGAGTCCAAAATCCCCCTGGAAAATCAGGGATAAGATAACTTCAATTAATACAGCTTTGTATGATGCGAATGGAGATCGCAGAACATTTATCCACCCACGTTGTAAAGAATTGATAAAGGCACTACGAACTTTAACTTACGCACCGAATACTGGATTACCAAATAAAAACTTGGGAGTTGACCATGCGTTTGATGCTTTCGGGTATTTATGTTTGCAACAGTTTAACCTTGCCAAACCAGAGACATTAGGCCAAACTTCGTTTAGAATATACTAAGAACTACCTAATTCTTACTATGTATCACTCGACTACAAAGAAAAAGAAGAAGAAAAAGAAAGGAGGTAAGAAGCGTGGCAAATGTTCCTGTCAATAAAGCGTTATACTCTAGGGTAAAAGCAGAAGCAAAGCGTAAATTTAAAGTTTACCCAAGTGCTTATGCTAATGCGTGGCTTGTACGAGAGTACAAAAAACGTGGAGGAACTTACCGCACGGAGAGCAAGCGTGGCAAGAAGTAGTGGTGGACTTACCCGTTGGTTTAAAGAAAAATGGGTAGACGTTAAAACTGGTAAACCTTGTGGCCGTCAAAAAGGTGAAAAACGAGGTTACCCTGCTTGTCGACCTAGTAAACGTGTATCAAGTAAGACACCTAAGACTGCTGGAGAAATGTCAGCAAGTGAAAAAGCAAGATTTAAACGTGCCAAAACAGGTAGTAAGAAGATAACATATCAACATAGACGTAAAAAAACCAAAAAAAGGAGCTAAAAATGGCATCAAATCACGCTTTAGCTAGATGTAAAGGTTATGTAGCTTCTGTTCGTAAAGGAAAGAAGAAAAAAAGTACAAAAAAATCAACTAAAAAGAAAAAATAACTGTGAAAAACGCAGTTTCAAGGTAAGATA